GTTTTACGCATCCAAAAATGATGGCAATCTCCACCGCCTTTATATAACCAAATATCATAAGTATCAGCACCACTCAAACCCCATCCAGCATTAACAGCTTGGTTGCCCATTCTTTGTATATCTTCTTTTCGATATATCTTTTTAGCGTTAACCATTTTCTTACAAAATTCTCTGCTATCATTACTAGCTCTTAATGGTGCGTATTGATATCTAACTTTGTATTTCAAGCCTTTTGCTTCACCATCTTGTTTGCTTTTTGCGTTTGGTCTTGCAGTCCCTGTGGTTGCTAAATTCCAAACCTTACTTAACATATTAGGCTCGTTTAATTTGTCAATCTCGGCATCTAATTCTTCTTCGTTATCATAGTCTACTTGTCTTTCATCTATTAACTCCCATTCATCTAAGTCTTCATCTTCGCCAAAGTCCTCCAACGCTAAAAATACCTTTGACATTTTAACTCCTGTTTCTTCTTCTTCGGTTTCCTTATCTTGTACGTTTTCTAAATCAATAAACTGTAAAGGCTGTAACGTCTTAAAGTATAGGTTTAAGTTAATGTTATTTACTGCAAGTATCTTATCAAAGGCATCAAGTAAAAGTTCTTGAAATGGTCTTATAACGATGTTATCCATCAATATTGTAGCATCTTTTAACTCATCTGCATTGTTACCCAATCCACTACTATCTTTTATACCTAATAACATAGGACTTACAACCCTATGAGCCACTAATATCTTTTTTTGTGATTCCTCAGACAAAAACTTATATTGTTCAGGTGCATCGCTTAATTGTACAGGGGTTATATCCGCCTGTGTTTCTTTATTGTCGTTAAAAGATAGTATAAAGTTACCTGCGTTAGATGAGCCTTGAAATTTACGTTTAATCTTTGCCTCTACTTGTCTTTGTTGCTCTTCATCAGGTACACCATTGTTAAAGTTAATTAACATTGATGGCGCTAAACCATTTAGTATATTATTGGTGTGATAATTGCTTATTTCTTCTTCTAATTCAGCGTATTGTAACCCTCCTTGATAGTCTGGAGTACTATAATAATACATACCCGCCTTGTAAGGCTTAACATACAATATCTCTACAGCTGCTGGACTTTTAGAAGTGCCAAATGATGGTATTCTTTTAGGTTCTTCGCTTGGTTTGATGTTTACCCAATCAGGGTGATAATAATAAGCCTTAATTTCTTTATCGTCTGCACTGCATTTCTCTGCTCTTAATGTTTCTACAGGCAAATGTTCTACTTTGGCAACTTTGCTTTTATCTTTAGAGTAAATAACTTGTATAGCACATTGCCCTGTTAATTTCAAATCATATGCTAACTTTCTAACCTCATCTTTACGAAATAATGAAACCATCATAGCGTATTGCTCTGGTCTTCTTGCGCTATCCGTAGCATCTAAGCCTCTACCGTAAATCATTTGAGCAATACTATTAATTACTGCTCCATTTGTTGCTGAACCGTTGTATCTATCAAATAAATATTTAAAATAATTGTTATCAGTACCAAACTCTACATATTCGTTGTGTTTTGATTCTATAATTTCAGGCGCTGTATAATTCGACAAATTAACAAAGCTAACCATTGACTTGTTAGTCTTTTTATCTGGTGTTTTGTTATTTCTATATTTATTTATGTTTTTTCTGCTCATATTATAATATTATAAAATCATTGTCAGCACTCTTTGAAATATACTCATTTTCATTTACTGAATAGTATTCATTTTCGGATTGGTCAATCGTTTGTGAGGTGCAGAATATTCTATCCCTGTATATAATATCTAAATCGGATTGATTTATCAAATTAAGTGCATCCAATTCGTTATATAAACAAGTATTATTTTCAAAAGTTCCAGAATCTGCAATAACTCTATCTTTAAAATCTTTATAACTTCCTTTAACCTCGTAAACTTTTAAATCATAAAAATTAGATTCTGTTAATGAAAAAATATTTGTAATAACAATATAATTACCTATAATTTCAGATGTAGGCAATATAACCGTTACTAAATCGTTTGTACTATCATTTCGCAAAGTAATAACTACATCAGTAGTGTAAACCCTTGGTATTATAGTCAAAGTTTGCGCATCAGTCGATGTCGTTAGGTACTTCATAACTATATAATACAATTATAACGCTGTTTTATACTTTCTTAAATAATTAAAATAATTTTTGTATATTTGTTACTATGAAAGTTTGTACAAAGTGTAAAATAGAAAAAGAATTATCTGAATTTGGTAAACGCAAAGATAGTAAAGATGGTTTACTATCTCGTTGTAAACCTTGTTTTAAAGAATATTACCAAGAAAACAAGGGAAAGATAAAAGAAAAATTTAAAAAATATTACCAAGAAAATAAAGAAAAATCTAAAAAATATTACCAAGAAAAAAGAGAATATTATAAAGAAAAATCTAAAGAATATTACAAAGAAAACAAGGGAAAGATAAAAGAAAAATCTAAAAAATATTACCAAGAAAATAAAGAATATTTTAAAGAATATGATAAAAAATATCAAAGAGAGCGTAGAAAAACAGACTCGTTATTTAAGATGAAGCATAATTTAAGAATAAGAACTTACGGTGCATTTAAAAGAAAAGGTTATTCTAAAAACACCAAAACACAANAAATGTTGGGAGTTGATTGGGAAGTTGCTAAAGCACATATTGAAAGACAATTTACTAAGGGTATGAATTGGGATAATCAAGGAGAATGGCACATTGACCACATTATTCCGTTAGCATCTGCTAAAACAGAAAAAGAACTAATTAAATTATGCCATTACTCTAATTTACAGCCACTATGGGCAGAAGATAATATAATAAAGTCAGATAAAATAATAGGTCAACAAATAAAAATAAGGATGTAACCGAAATTACACCCTTATTAAAACCAAATTAAAACAATATTATGCTTCTGGGTCAATCTGTACAGCACTTTCAGTCGCTGTAATTAAAGCACTATCTATAAAGTAAGCTGGAGCAGTTTCTTGAGCCTCCATTGTCAAGGTAAACCCACTTAAATCTCCCATTGCTGCACCTGATACAATAGTACCTCCTGTAACCTCCGTTCCGTGTTCTAAACCTAACAAAAAGAAGTTACCATTATAATCTTCTACAACTACATGAGGACGTGCAGATACAATTATTTTTAACTCCTCTTGTGTTGCTTTATCTAAATAAGTTAGTGTAACATTTAGCACTTGTGAGTAAAAAGAAGTTCCACTTTCTCTAGAACTATTAATAGTTGTTTCTAAAGATGAATTACCTTTAATGTCATACTTAAAAAAGTCAATTGTTAAACCTGATAAATCTGTTATCTCTCCCGCTGTTATGGTAGCATTTCCTAACGTGCCATAATTAGCGAAATAAATAGCTTTTAAGCCTCCAACTGAGTTTTTACAAGGCAACCCTCTACCTGTTGTTAATGTACAAGCCATATTTTATTTTTTTATATTAAAAAAGGGTAGGCAGATGCCCACCCTTAATATTAGTTATTAATTATTATTTACTATCTTAGTTAGCACTATTTACAATTCCATAAGTTACAATATCTTCAACAATTGAATACTGAACTGCTGCTGTGTATCTCATTACAAATCTAACATTCTTATCTCCTAAGATGTCAGCCATATCTAACACTTTTACTTCGTTGTGGTCTGCTAATAAACCAGTACCGAAATATAAATTAGATTTAACAGTACAAATCATAGTATTATCAGACATACCCTCAGCAACTACCATTTTTACACCGTCAAAATATTGAATATCGATATCTTGGTTGTTACCTTGTGCCATAAATCCGTTAGCACCTTGCCCATTTGCTTGGAAACCACCTAATGCTCTTTTGTATGCTCTCCATACGTTTTGAGATACATAAATGTATAAATCTTCGTTTGAATATAAAGAAGATGGAATTGCATCTACTACTTTACCCAATTCATCAATAACGTTAGCAGCAGTTACAGTAGTTCCTGTTACTTCGTTAGCAGTTGGTAAATTAGCATCTGCAGCTAAAAGAGTTTCAAACCCATCAAAAGCACCTGCTCCATCTGTACCGCTCCAAATATCTTGCTCAGTCTTTTGTGCTACTTTAGCCGAAATGTGACCAATAAAATAATCTGAAAATGTTTTTGGCAAATTGTCGTGAGCCGAATATCCCATTTGTACAGCTTCCCAATCTGATTCAAAAGGTGTTTTACAAAGTTCTAAGTTTACCTGTAATTCTTTAGGCTCTAAGATTCTTTCTGTTAATGTCAAAGTAGACGTATCGGTAAAGTCACACGTTGCGTTCGCTGTGATACCATCTAACTCTAATCTCTTTAATACTTCTTTAAATTTCACGTTAGGTTTAACCTCGATTAAACCGTTAGAAATTGTTTTTCCACTTAATAACGCTGCTGATACATATTCGCCTGCAAATTCTCCGCTATAAGTAGTTGTAATGTTTGTTGTAGTTGCCATGTTTTATTTTTTGTTCAAATTTTTAAATACTCTGTCTAATGTTGATATTCTTTTTTTCTGTGAATAAAGATTCATTTTTCTTTTTTCTGTTTGTGCTTCTGGGTTGTGATTGATACCCTCTACCTCCTCAGATAATTCTACTTCTTTTACCTCTTTCGGTTCTTTAGAAAGTTTTAACTCTGCAATCTCATTTCTTAACTTTTCAATCTCTGAAAAAAACTGCTCTTTAGAAATAGATTCTACTATCTTTTTAGGTGCTGCTGGTTCGTTGCTCATTTCTTCTTCAATTACTTCTTCTTGTGCTGGAGCTTCTTCTTCTTGCTCACCACCCTCTTTGATTTCAGAAATAATACCCTCTTCGGCTACGACTATAATTTTGCCCTCAGATTCGTATTCTCCAACTGGCACAGCTACACGCTCATCGTCCGCAATGACAAATATTTCTTGTCCTGCTTCAAATACTTCAGCTTCAAAGATAGCACCGTTGTCTAATTTCATTTGTTCCAACTTCACTTGTATGCCAAGCAATGTTTTAACTTTTTTTAACGCTTCTTTTTTATCCATATCTATATAATATATTTAATTATTTATTTTTCATTTTTATGCTCTTGTTTTTCCGATTCCTTGCTTCCAATACTCAGGTGCTGTACATTTTTTATTTTCTTCGCACGGTTTATTGGTGTAAATATTCTTACATTTACAATATGTTGCTTTATCTCCCATTATTTTCCGATTCTTCTATTGCCTCAATGATTGCCATAATTTCATTAATTATCTTTTCATCTTCGGTTAACTCAGGTTCTTCGGCTAAAGTTTCTTTTGGCTCTTCCATTTTGTCGGCAAAATATCCCTCAATACTAAAGCCTTTTACCTTACCAAGTTTTACATAGTCATTCCAAATCTCATCATTATCAACCTTTACGCTACCCATCCACGTACCTACTGGAACATCTAAACCGTATAAAGCACTTTTGTCTTTTTCTTTATCTTGTACTATCCAACTTTCTACAAGCGTTAAACCTTTTAATTCGCCTTTGTGTTCTAAAGTAGATTTTGATTGGTTGCCATTTTGTAGATACATTTGTGAGGCTTTCTCAATGGTATCCTCTGAGAAAAATATGTAGTATTCATCTTCACCGTTACGTCTGTAAATTGGTTTTTTAGGAATAAGCAAAGCACCCATCAATAAACGTTTCTCTTTGTTGATTTCTGCTAATTGTATTTCTTGATTATTTAGTGCTATAAAATCTGATTCAATCGCTGGATTTTCTACAACTGATATCGCTTCAACTCCTATCGCTTCGTCACCATCTAAAATTAATTCTACTATTCTCATATTTATATAATATTTAAAATGTTATTATTTTCATTTTTAGATTGATGCGCCCTCAACTATATTCCTGTCTAAACTTTGTGCGGTGCTTACATCGTTAGCCACTACATACGCCTGTACTGGTTGCTGACTTTGCCCACCTATTGCGTTCGCTAATTGATTTGTGCTACTTTGACCTACTACATTAAAAGACGGTGGTGTAGATGGGCTTGTTGGTATTTGTGGAGCGCTTGGTGTTGCACCTCCACCTCCACCACCTCCCGGCACTTGTGTAGATGATATTTTCTTAACGTTTGCAATACCTGATACTACTGCTGCACCTGCTGCAATACCCCCTAATACTGGTCCGACAATTGGTATTGGTGCTAAAGATTTATATGCTGACGTAGCAGATTCGTATGTGCTTATTGTTGCGTTGGCTATGGCTGCGGCTTTACCTAATGCGCTTTGTTTACCTAATACATTCGTTAACGTATTTAACCCATCTAAGGCTATTGCTTTTTTATCTTTAGCTGTTAAATCCGCCCACTTTTTTTCGTTATTATTATTTTGTTCATTTAATTTATTTAAAGCATTTGTTTTTGCAGTTTCTAAATTAATAGTTTCTAAACCTTGTTCTTTAGCAAGTTNTATTAAGTTATTATAATGCTCTGTTGTTTTTTTTATTTCTAATAACCTACGTTCTTCTTCTGTTACCGCTTCTGCATTTCTTATTTGGTTTTTTAAATCTGATAATGCTATTTCTTTATCTGTTTTTTGTTTTTGCTTTAAGGTTTTTTCTTCATCTTCTTTTTTCTTCTTGTCTTCTTTTTCTTTATCAATAGCGTCTAAACGTGCTTGTTCTTCTCTTTTAGCAGACACTATTTGTGCAGATACTGTTTTTTGTTTAGTAAATCTTTGCGTTTCTAAATCTATTAATTTAGCCTTTAAATTAGCTTCTTCATTTAAGTCTTCTTTTGTTGACCTTGCTAAAGAGTTTTCGG